AGACCACATGGTATAACTGAGCCAAAGCATCAACAGAACTACTGAAATCAGCAGAACCCGAATCAATAGTCCAGCCCGATTCCAAATCCCAAACAAATGTTGAGGCTTTAAAATCCAATGCGTATATTCCTCGTTTAGCACAATCGCAGGGGTCAATTACCTCTAATGTGTAGCACCCATCGGGTATAGAAAGAGCCTCCCAATCTATTGAGCAAGTAAAGTAACCTTCTGAAATGTCAAAGTAACCGTCAGCCTTTTCAAGTGAATCAACAACAACGCCTGATTCGTCAACTATGTTGACTAGAAAGTCATCATTTACAGATATTAACTGTACGTTTGTTAATGTAGCAACAGAGGACGCATCACCAAAGAAAAGAACCAAGTTTGTGCCCGCAACCGCTTCTATCCAAAACTCATACGAACCACTTTCAGTAATTGTTACCGCGGTGCTTGACCACCCCGCCTGAATTTCACCCTGTCCTATTACAATGTCAAAAGTTAATCGTGCCAAAGTTCCCTGAGACGCTGGAGCTTCTTGATAAAACGACCCACTCAGCCCTTGAACCTTTCTAGCCTCACCATCTTGAATAAACCAATAGTTTGAATTTCGTTCCCAAAAACTACCTACCATCCCTGAGGTTAATAGAAAGTTGCCGTTCTGTATCAAATTGAAATCAGAACCGCAAGGGTTTAACTTCATTTGAAACTGCGTAATGTCTCCGTGCTCAGCTAGAACTTTTATTCCTGAATCTTCTAACCAGCAGTTTTCATCTTGGTCAAATACTATCGGTTGATTTGGTATCGTGTTAGCCATTTTGTCCTAGTAATGTTAATTCTGCATTACCTGTTTTTAGGTTTCTGCTAATGTCCTTTAGCCAACCCAAGGTTGAGCCGCCATTATAATTAAGTCCCATTGCTTGATAAGGCGCTGATTTAATTGTTTTCCAATCGTCAATAGGTATTGGGTAAGTGGTCTGATTTTCTATGTTGTAAACGCTTGCAGCATCATAGGTTTGCCAAACACCACCTAAAGGGTCGTAAACCTTAAATGTAGACCCAGATTCATATTCATAAAGACCATTGTTTAAACTAAAACCAACGTATTCGCCAGCGTTTAAGTAGAAAGTTGCACCGCCCTGATACCTGTAAACTCCACCACCCTCTAAAACACCATTAATAAACACACACCCCCAACCGCCTGAAACAGAATTTGCAATCATTTTACCAAAAAAACCTATTGAGTTCAAAGTACTTCTAACGTCTATTTCAAAGGAATAAACATCGTTTGCGGGTGCTGTGTAAATACCTATTGTATGTTGGTTGTTAAATATAACACCCCCAGCCTGCGGTGTTCCTTCATTGTCTATTATGTATTGATTTGTATACCCTTGTATCGGAAACCACCTAGTAGCCACCTGATAGTTGCTGTTCACGTCATTCCAAGGTAATGGCGTTTCCTGTGTTCCTTGATAGCCTTGTAGAATAGTTACACCACTAAAGCTATTTGGCGAATTTATAAAACAACCATCGTTTCCTTCGCCTAAAAAGGCATAGATTGATTGGGGTATTTGACCTAGCCAACGTAGGGCAACGTTTTTATTTACGAACCTATCATTGTAGTAAAAATCAGTAGGTATTGCTGGCTTTTCTGTTAGCTGAACTTCGTTTGACGAATTACAGTGTATGATTAAAACATCATCATCGTAATTGTCATTACCTGAGCCGCCCATTGAACCTGATGGCAAAACATCCTGTATAATGTTTGTGTCTGTTATTATTGCGTTTAGGTCTAGTTTTAATTCTGTATCGGTGTTACATTGACCGCCTAAATGGTATTCCTCGTTGGCAAAAGAGTTAAACCTTATGTCTTGCAGGTAATCAAAATCACTTGAAACTTTTGCGCTACCGAATGTCACTTTAGCAAATAATGTTTCAGTTGCTAATGCCTGTGATAGGTCGTTTACATTGTCAAAAGAAACTGATGATGTTTGCTGTTTGAAGTAGTTTTTATCTTCTATTCTTATTTGATTTGTTGTTTCTTCATATGCTACCGCTAAGTTTTCAAGCGAGTTCATGTCGTTAAACAAATCTTCAAAGGATATTGTAGGGGAATTGCCATTGCCCGTCCTTACCTCTTCACCCGTCATTAAAACAGAATAAACCTGTGGGTCTGTATTAGTGTTGTAATCGAAGTAATCACTCACAAAACCAAGTTCACCATCGCTAATGAACGTAATGATTGAAGAAAAAGCATCAAATATCCTTATTCCCTCCCTTTCTATTGAGTTGGAATTAGTAGGGTCTAGCAATGTAATTGTCTGTTGAGTTACAGAATAATCAATGTCATTCTTACTTCTCCCAGCAGTTAAATTGCAAAGTATAGACCTGTTGTTTTGAATCCTTGATGTGATATTGTTGTTTTGAATCTCACATATTGCAAACCTTTTACTTGGATTGAATTGTGTGTCTGACACGTTTATTATTCCCTGAAAGTCAATTTCAGCATTTTCAGTATCTAGTATCCTAACATCAATCGACCCGCAAACATTGGTCAAGAATACGTTTCTTATGTAGTCATACTCGTCACCCATAAACGTAATATTTCCATCAACCTCTAATATGTAAGAAGATAACTCTTCCGAATAATAAAGATGTTCAGAAACCTTATCTAAATCAATAGGTTCATTAACTAAAGTGCCGTCTAAATAAGTCTCAAGCAAAGCCTCCTCGTTTACGTGGTTTTAATCTTTTCAATTCTTGCGCTAGGAATATGAAACCGTCCTTGTCACTTGTTCTATGCCTATCTATTGCGCGAAGTAGATTCTTATCGTTAAAGTTGTTTTGCAAGGAATAAGAAGCACCCATATTTTCAAAGCCGCCTTCTAACACTTGGTTGATAGCAGGCGCAATGATGTTTTCCATCTTATACTTTTCCCATTGTCCCGAATTGATAGCTTTAAGAATGTCTGCGTTTTGTTTAGCGTGTTTTGCCGATGTGATAAACTCACCGCCTTCCGCCTCAATCTTAACACCACCCTGTTTGTGTGAGCGACCTCTAATTTCTCCATGTTCGTTTACAAAACCACCTTCGGCAAACTCAGGCAATGGCTGAGATGCAATCGCAGCTATATTAGCCGCAACTGTAGCACCTACAATCGCTGCCAATATTCCCGTCGGGTCTGTTCTAAAAGTGGCTACAACAGCCGCAGCACCGTCAATAGTCGCTTGAAATAAAGCTGCTGATTTTTGATTTTCAGCCTGTTCTCTTAATAGTTGCTTTCTTCTATCTTCAAACTCTTCGCGAGTAATGCTGCCATTCTCTAATGCAGCTTGTAAATCGTTTAATTCGTCTTGGATTAGATTGTTTTGAATTTGAGCTACGCTTCCAACAATGCTTATCAATCCATCAACAGCCGCAAAAGATAACATTTCCCTTATTTGCTCCTGTTCTTCTTGGTCTTTTGTTATCTGTTCTTGTAATGCTCTTTGTGCTGAAACTAAATCTTGCCCTTTTGCTATTAAGCCAGCATTACGCCTATCAGCATCTTCCAAAATGTCATCCGTTAAATCTTCTTGAATAACAAGTGATTTTTTAGCGGCATCAAATTCAGCGTCCGTCATTCTAGCTGCCGTGCCTCTAACTAAATCAAACCTTTCTTCATCGCCAGAACCAACCTCACGAAGTTTGCCTAATAGAATAAGCCTTTGACGTATAGCCTCGTTTATTTCATCTTCTAATTGTCTTACCCGTTCGCGTGTTGTATTTGCATCTGCCTGTTCCGCTTGCAGGTCTTTAATTAATTGGTTGTAGTATGCAAGGTTTTTAATCTGTTCTTTTTCCTTTACATCCAACTCACTATAAAGTTGATTTAGCCTTGAAAGCGTTACATATTCATCTTCGCTTAATTCGTTACTCTCTCTTGAAAGTCTTATTTCTTCTTTCTGAGCATCTGATATTCCCAATAGAAGTATTTTGTAACGTTCTAAAACGCCTATTTCTTCATTCCTTGCTAATGAAAGCTCTGTTATTGCCTTTCCAGCCTCTGCTGCTCTTTGCGTGTAATTATCAAGACCTGTTTCTGAAAGGTTTGTAATCTTTGAAATGTCATCAAGTATCAATGCAAAATCACCGAAATCAATTAGCAATTCACCAATTGTTACTTTTAAGTTCTGCATGGTCGTATCTAACCTTGCCAACTTAATAGCAGTAGTATCAGCAACATCACCCGCTTTTTCAAGTTCACGCGCAATGATAGCACCAGCAGCAGCACCAAAATCACCCGTCTTTTTCATTTCTTCTTGAAGTTCGGTTGCGCTGATTCCTAAGTTGTCTAATACCAACGTAGATTTTCGCCCGATACCGTCAATGATGGAGTTAACCAAATAGTCAACGCTTTCACCCGTTTGAATTGACCGCTTTGTGGCAAACTCAAAGAAAGTTCCTAGCTGTTCTAATGGTACTTTGAAGTTTTGCGCCCGTATTGCTTGACGCATCAATGTAATGTCATCAACCGCGCCCCGTGTTGCCTTGCGTAATTCGTTTAATAGATTAGGTTGATTAAGACGCGCAAACGCTGTTCTGATACCCTCTGCTTGTGCTGCAACTCTTACCGCCTCTTTTCCGAATGAAACCAATTGGTCAACACCAAAAGCCAAACCAATAGCAGCCCCGACCTTTTTGAAGTCAGCAGCCATACCCTTAGACATATCTTTAAACCCGTTCTGAACCTTCTTGCGTTCGTCATCAACCTTGTCAACCCTTGCGGCTAACTTGTTAAGGTCTTTTAACGCCTTATCAACTTTAACGGTGTATTCTGCGACAATCTTATCAGCCATTCCATAGGTTGGATGTTTTAAGGGTTATGAAGCCGCCCTTTTGTCGCGCTCGTTCCGTGCTTTTTCCACACGTTTTACAAAGGTACGCAATTCTAATAAAAAGCGTTTAGCAGATAACGACATCAGATAGTCATACTCTTCCGCATCGCTTGACATTACATCGCGAATGAAGTCATTTAATGCAACAGCGTTCTTGGCTACTCCTTGTCGGAGTTCATCGAAAGAAGTATATCCCTTTCCCTTTTTGCTTCCTTTACCGCGTCTTGAAATCCTTTTAAGATGGTCATCCATCCTTCTTTGGAAATCTTGAACCGTTCTGATAGGTCTTTCACAACGGTCAACCGAAAAAAAAAGCTATCACCGCGTTCGATTGATGTCTTTAGATAATCGCACTTTTCCTGATGGATGGTCATGTTATCACCGTCCATAGTTTCGTCCTCTCTTACAAGGTCTGTGGCAATTAAACTAATAAGAACGTCTAAAGGTATTATCTCGTCTTTTAACGTCTTTAGGCGCGTTAATATAGCCCCAGCCTCAACTACTTTTCCATGCGCTAAAGCCTTGTTGATGTCCTCAACAGCCGCATCAAACATTTCGGGGCTAAGTCTTGCCGTAAGATATTCGTACGCTTGAAGGTTACGGGATAGACGTTTCATGTTGATTCCTAGACCTTCGGGATATTCGTACCACGCCTTACCATCGCTATCAACAAAAGCGAAATTAAGGTCTTTCAAGTCCAACGGCTTAACCCATCGCTGGATAATGTACTCGTCAACCGTTTTCGGGCTTACTTTGGATAAGAATTTGAATAACAGGTCTTTCACTCAACAGCGTTTAACGCATTAACAAAAACTTTGATTCTATCTTCTATGTAATTTCCACCACCCTTGTTGAATCGCTTTCTCATTTCTGCTATTCCTTTAGAATCGTACTGCTCAACTATATCTTTGCCGTTTTTATCAACGGTCAATGTGATAGACGAGCCGAATTGCATTTGAACATTACAGCCGTTCAAATCAATTTTATCAATGTTTGGCTTTAGGTCTTTATTCATTTCACGCTTCGTTAATCTTCTTTGCAACTTCATCAGGACTTAGTGGACTCAACCAAGACCTTTCTTTACCTAAATCAATATAGCACCCATCGCCATCTATATTAGGCTCGATTGTAGTGATTATGTCGTAACGAACCCAAACATCCTTAATGATTTCTTCGGTAATATCCTGTTTTGGTGGTTCAATACCCAATGCTTCATAATCAACATCGGAATTGTCTGGTTTGTAAAAAACAAAAGGTATCTTAATCAAACTCAATTGTCAGTTGTTTAGGTGGGTCGTCTGTAAGTATCTCAGCCCAATCAGGGTTGGCAATTAGAAACTCTTCTGTAAAAGTCATTCAACTATTTTAAAGTAGTCTTTTTGATACCAAACAGAATCTTTGTCGTAAAAGTTAGGAGACTTTACAGAGTTACCAAAATGCATGTGTTCAACATAGCCCTTTTCAGAACCTTCCTTAACATAAAAATTACCGTTAAGAACAAGTGTATCACCCTTCTTTATTTCGGGACTAATGTCTTTTAAAACTATTGCTTTCACTTCTCTATCCATTTAATCAACCCAGCGATAACAAACAGCGAAGGTAACCAAAGATAGAAATCAAACTCTTGCAACCCTCGCAATGATGCAAAGGTAAAGTAGAGTAAAGTACCCATTACAGAAGCCATGCAGTACACGCAAAAGATAATAGGCTTTAGAATTGTCTGCCAAATGCTACCTTCTAATTGGTCGTAATACACTTCTAAGTCCTTTCCTGTGAAGTGATACAACAAAAGGTCAACGCTATTGTGTAGACCCACTATTGCAAATGCTGAAAGTAGTTGTATCATTTTAACTTTGGGTTTCCGCTTTCATCACAAAGAATGCCTTGACAATTAAATCCACCAACACACTCTAATGGGGAGTAAAAAGTTACAGGAAATACCTTTTTATAACACGGGGTTATCGTATAACCTTTTGATTTATTACCCGTAATCTTACCTAAGTAATCGGCTTTTAACAATTCGTTATGCCAATAATAGTAACGTGTCATACCGCCTCAATTACAGATTCCGCAACCGTAACCGAACCGCTATTATAAGCGCGGTCAAACTTAACGGTAATGCAAGTAACGCTTGTCGTTGTATCGGGCAAGTAGAAACTATCCTTGTCATTCATAGCTGACTTTGAAGTGTTTATCCATAGTTCGTAACTGTTGCCTTCCATCTTGTTAGTGAAAGCAATAGACACCTTACCGTCAACACCCGTTGTAACCTCTTCAACTTCTGTTCTACCCGTTGCCGTGTTGCGATACCAAACGAATACGTCAACACCAACGCCTGCAATCCAATCGGCTACATGAATAGCTGTTGAACAATAAAGAACGGGTTTGGTCTTGGTACAAGGGCTGCAAATACTCATAATGCAAAGTTACGAATTAAATACCTTATCAATTAAAGATAAAGAAGTATTCAAAATGTCTGTATGCAGGTCTTTTTGATTTGAAACAATAGTTGAAGTTCTGTGTCTTTGAAATTCAATCGAATACTTCAAATGGTTTTCGTAAACGTAAACCGTAACATCAACCTCAACTCCGTTTAAATCACCATCAAATTTAGGCACTCTGTTTTTACCTCTTAAAATCATACGATTATTGATTTAGTCATTTCCCCCGTCTTAGGGTTAACCCTGTAACCCATCTTTTGAGCCGCTTTAATCAGCTTGTTGAACTCCTTGTGAATACGGTTCTTTTCGTCTGCGTACAACTTAGCGTTATAACGTAGGTTGTCCTCTTGTTCTTTTGTTAGCATTCGTCAAATATAATCATTTTCAGACACGCAACTTTTGACGGAACTTAATCCACTTTTGAACCTTTTCGTGGTTGACCAAGTACCTAACCGCGTCCATGTGGTCGGCTCTTTCGTGTTCGTGTTTCCTGTTACTCTTAGCTATTGAACCCGTACCATCAGCCTCAACAAATCGAAGGTCACGAATAGTGTTCTCACATCGCGGGTCTATCCTAAAGTCAATATCATGCGGCTTACCTTCTGAATGGTACAACACGTAGTTAAGGTCGTTACGGCTATTGATGTGCTTCGGGTTGGGAGATGTTTGTATCTGCCTCGCTGATATACCTAGTTCGCGTCTAATCTGTTCGAAATTACTAGCGTGGTCATTCTGACTAAGTTCCCTTTTGTTGCCGTTGTAATCGCCTGTTATTATGCAATTCCAAGTATGTTCGTAAAACTTGTATTTGATATTCTCAACGGCTTTCTGAATAGAACCGCTTTCAATGGTTTCTTCCATGAAGATATGACAATGCCAACCGTCCTTGTCTTGCCATACATGAGAGTAGATAAACGCGAAAGGCTCTATGTTAAAGTCCATTGAAATAATCAATTCACGTTCGGGTAAGTGGTAGCATGGTTTGATGTGATAGTCTTTAAAGTTGTAAGCAAACTGATTCTTTACCTCTATTGCCTCCCAATCGCCCGCAACGAACCTTTGGTAGTCCGTTGGCATCATATTAGCTTTTAGGCTTTGCAGATAGCTTTCAGGTATAAATGGGTTATCGGTAATCTTTGCTTGAATGTATGCCCAGCGTTCAGGTAACGAACCATCCACCCATCTATCGTAGAACTTAGCCTTTACCCAATTATGCGTAGGGTTACACGTAGCCAATATAACGCTTGGAACATCGCCCGCCTTTAGCCACGTTCCCGAACGTTCAATGAGTTTGTAGAACGTTGCTTCTTGCAGTTCGTTTATTTCTTCTGCCCCTGCACCGTTGATTTCAAGACCTCTAAAGCGGTTCAATTCCTTGTCGGTATCAAACGATTCAGCCATGAAGATAATCTGCGACTGATTTCGAAACGTTACCGTGTACGTATCTCTGTTAAAGTCTTGAACGTATTTGTCAAGCCCTTCGGAAAGTAACGCTGCAAAGGAGACTAAGGTTGTTCGCTTTAACGTTGGTAATGATTCACGAACGATAACCCATCGAGACTTAGGATAAGTGGACGCTAAATAACAGAACGTGGTTAGTAGCCAATATGTTTTGCCGCCTCAAGGTTTGCCCCCGCCTCGTTAGATTTGGGGGCTAATACCGTATAGCACCACCGTACAAGACTACATCTTTCTTGCCCGATGTTGCTAATTCAAAAGCCTCAGTTTGCTTCTTGCTTAACTCCACTATTTAATGTTAAAATGAATGGTTGACCGTCATCAGTTGAAACCTCTGTCCTTTGCTTTGGTAGACCCCAATCATAAGACATTAAAAGTTTAGCGGCTGCAAGTTGGTCTGATTCTTTTTCGGCTGTTCTCATAATGTTTACAACCTTCTCAATTGTTTCCTCTCTATAAGGCGAAAGAATGTCTCTAATGCGCTGTTCTTCTGCCTTTGATTTCCTACCTGCATTTGGTCGTTTTCCTCCTCGTGGCATTGATTGCGTTTTGAATAATCAACTAAAACTTTAGTTACAAAACTAACAATTTAGTTTTAATACAAAGATAACAAAAAAGCCCCAACGTATGTCAGGGCTATCACTTGCTGCACCATTCTATCTTCGCAAGTGTTTGATTATACGGTGTGGTCTAGGGATACCGCGCCCCCGTTTTGCATTAGTAATACGCTTGTATTTCTTTTAAAGTTTCGTAAGAAATTGAGTTAAAAACATACCCCATAACTGAAATCTCAACACCTAAACCAGTATTAACTACTTCTATATCGTTCAAGTTGGTGCAAATGTTTGCTAGGTCATCTGTACCTATTGCTACTCTTAGTTGTTTAGCTGTTAGTTTTGTGTTGATTAAGTTCATCGTTTTGTTGTTTTGTGTTTTGATGAATCAAAGTAAAACAATGATTGTCACATACGCAAATTATTTGCAAATAATCTCGCCACCTTCATTCAGTAGCTTTTCCGCTAACTTCAATTCGTAATCAGTAGCACCTCTAGTAAAGTGTATAACGTCATACTTGTTAGGTATGTACCGAGCGAACTCAATAAAATGCTCAACAAAGATGTGATGATATTGCAAACCTTGACTTTGCCAATACTGATTCTGTTTCGGGTTAGGGTCAACTGCTGTTTTGTTAACCCGTCTTAAATCCTCACGGTGTACGTTTTGAAATGTTGCTGGGTCATAGCCAACTTGTAGATATTCGTTTGATTCTATTTTCATTTTAGTGCTTTTTCGAGTTTAACTTTTGCGACCAATAACGCGCCACTTAAATCTACGCTCTCAACCCTTAGTGCTTTGTAAGCGTATTCAGCCGCTTCCCGTAGTTTATTTTCTTTTGGTCGGTAATAATGCGTTTCGCCTTCTCCCTCAACGGTGCATTCCGCCCCGCACGTAGGGCAGTGGGTAACTGTTCTGATATAAATCCCATCTTCTTCATCCTTACGCATCATTTCGGAAAGAAGTTCCTTTTGAACGGATTTGTTTACTTTTTTTTCAGATTGTTCACTTATAGGTTGATTTCCATTCGGCTCAACGCAGAAACCACAGGTCTGTTTGTTTACAACCTCAATAGGCATATCTCTATACTTTTTTGGAACATCTTTTAACCTTTCTTCATTCTGATGTCTTTTCATTTCATCCCAGCATTGTAAGAAGGCTTGTCTACCAATTTGATTTGTTACGTAATGCTGTGAGTGGATAGGCACTTTAGGAAACAACTCCATAGCCCTAGCTTCTGCTTGCTCTCTTGTTTTCATTTGTTCTTTGGTTTAATTACTTGAAATGTTGCAGTTACCTTAGATACTCCTTCTTGCTCCATCAATTCACGTTGAAGTTTTCTAGACTTAATATCATTGACATCTTTTTCTACTACATTCTTGTAGTGTTTTTCGGTCATTCTGACCCTGACTGTCATCGTTACTTCAATCATCCGTAAGTCTCTTTGAAGTATTGTTCACCTAATTTATCAGGAGTGAAGCCATCGTTATCTAAATTACCACAATTATAAGCCTCCTCAATCTGCTCCCGTGCCGTTTCTAGTAGTTCGGTTGCTTTCTTGTAAACGTATGCAGATAGTTCTTCAACGTCTAAACCTTGTTCCATTCGTTTAACGTCCTCAATCAGCAGTTGCATTGCTGTCTTTTTCATATCACTCCGTTTTTAAATTCAATTTGTAAACTAAACTTGGCTCACCTGTTTTTTCGTTAGGATACCTTTGCAATGCGTCACTAATTATGTTTTCCGTCAAGTCCATCGCGCTCTAAATTTTAAAGGTTTATTACTCGTTTCATTGTTTTGGTATGCGCTCCCCATAGCCGTAACCGTTATATGCAATTAAACATTCGCTGTATATCTTCGCTTGACACATCTTTCCAAAACATCTGCCTAAACATACAATAGTATTTGTTTGTTTTCTCTTGTTTTTCTGTTGGTGTTAAGTTGTTCCACCATATATTAAATTTTTCCATATTTCAAAGTATTAAAAGCGCATAACAAAGGCTAAAATTAATAGCCTTAATACACTTAGTTTATTAATTGATTAGTTCATTACTTAGGCTACTAATCTTAGCCAAACCGTTGTATTGCATTAAAACGTTCGCTTCGCCAATACAACATCGGCTATATGCAATGCTTGGTATCGTTTTTCAATAAAGGCTTTCACCATATTAAACACTCGCAATTCATTAGCACCTGATTCGAAGATATGCTCTATCTCCATCCATAATTGTTTTTCGTCTTGTTCTGTCATCTTATTAAAGTTTTGTTGTTAAAATTCGCACTGCATATAGCCCCGAAACGTTGTAGGCAATTAAACCACTTTTTCAAGTTCATCACCATCTATTAAGTAAGTTTCTAAACCGTTCTTTATTCTTTCCTGTTAGCATGATTCTCTCTTATGCAGTGTAACCTCTGTTCCGTCCTCGTTTATTGTTCATAGCTTTTCGTATTTGTCGTGCTTAGTTGATGCTCCAGCAAAACTTCCGTGGTCATAAAACCATCCAACTCTACACGCTGAAATTCTAACCATCCATTCATCACGAATCCAAACCCGATAAAATCTACCCTCTTCCCACTCAGCAGCAGCTATCTCTTCGGGCGTGGCGTGGCGTACCCATTCAACAGCCCAACTATATTCATGCTCTTCATCTTCAATAGCAAGGTCACCATCAAAGCCACCAACCTTCATGACACTACCAACTAGTAGATCCATTTGCTTATCCCATCCATAATTACGTAAATCAGGATTTATTGGTCTCTCAGGACAAACGAAATAATCCCCAATTTTGAAACTAGAGAACAGTTCGTTTAGGATGTTGTCAACCCGTTGTGAATTGCATATGTAAATGTTCAGCACCCGTTCAACTTCTGCTTTTGTTACTTTCTTTTCCATGTCATTAATTTTAGTGCAATGTATAAAGCGTTTCTCAATTACGCAAATTTTTTATCCGTTGAATTTCATCCTGTGTCAACTTTGTTATCTGTTCTAGTTTATTGCAGTTCGTTTTCGTTGGGTTATTGCATACTTCATTAGATGCCTTTTCTCCCAAGTCAAGCAATTTAAAAAGGGTCGTTGTCGTTTGGCTCATGGTAGTTAGTGTATTGCGGTTTATAGTCATCTCTTGGGTTCTCAAACCTCGTGCACTCCTTATTGAAGTAGAACTCAACATCCTTGCAGCTACCGTTACGGTTCTTCGATATTATCACGTAAGCCTTGTTAGAAAATTCAGGTTGGTCAGGATTGTAATACTCAGGACGGTAAACGAACTCCACAATGTCAGCATCCTGTTCTATTGCACCGCTATCACGTAGGTCTGAAAGCATAGGCTTCTTATCACCTCCGCGTGATTCAACAGCCCTGCTAAGTTGTGAAAGTGCCACTATCGGAACGTCTAATTGTTTCGCAAGCATCTTTAGACCGCGTGAAATTTCGCTAACCTCATTCTCTTTAGACCGACCACCTAAACGATGTTCAATAAGTTGCAGGTAGTCAATGTAAATGGCATCACAATTTCCGCGCATCTTTAGCTTCTTTGCCGTTGTCTTTATGCCACTAAGTGAGTAAACGTCATCAATGATAACGAGGTTATCGCTGCGAAGGTCATCCACCTCCTTCCAATATATCGACCATTGTTCTTGAGACATCGTTCCTTGCCTTATATCTTGCAAAGGTATTCCTGTATGTACTGAAATAAGCCTTTGCATCAATTGCTCTGCACCCATTTCTAACGAAAAGAACACCACCTTTTTCTTGTCCTCGTATGCCATGTATTTAGCCTCACACAATGCTAAAGAAGTCTTACCCATCGCAGGGCGTCCAGCTTTGATTATTAGGTCTGTATTTTGCCGACCACCGTAGATTCTGTCAAGTTCTTTAAAGCCTGTTCTTGCGCCAGTAATACCGTTAAATGTACTTGCCGCGTCTATCTTATCCGTTACCGATTTGATAAGTTCGCTGTTGGTCTTAGGCTTGCTAAGTGTTGTCAGCGTCGCAATCTTTTCCGCTTGCGATAACATGAACTCATTTGTATCTAACGGGTCTTGTTTAGGGTCGGAACTCTTAGCCGATAACTCAACAGCTAACGCACCTTGTAGCCTTGCAAGTTGCTTCTCTTTGAGTATTAAACAATGCTTTAAAAACCCGTTGCCACCGTTGGCAGATTCAATGTAACCAAAGCAATCTACCTCTTTGCCCGTGTCCTTTTTAACTTGGTCTGCAACCGTGAATATGGTAACGTCCTCACCTTTGTCAAATAGGTTGTGTATCGCTTGGAACACGTCACGGTTCGTTGGATTGTAAAAGGTTTCAGAATCAATTACATCAGTAGCCTCAAGGTATAACGTAGGTTCTGCGAGTATGCTACCGATTACTATTTGCTCTGTTGGTAGGTCGTTCATTAGTCTCCGTTGTAGTGTTTAAGATACGGTTGCTCCTTCAATAAACACTTTTTCTTCCAACGCTTATCAATGAATTTAATATATCTAAATTGTCTTAAACTGTGTTTTATGGCTTCGTCTTTTCGTTCAATTAAATGTTTAACGGCTTTATATCTTTTATCTTTTGGTGTTACCGTAAATTGGATTTTATGGTAAACCTCCCCATCAAGCTCGTAAAAGTCGCTAATATGCTCCCCGTAGAAAGAAAAACTTGCCGCTTGGTAAACTATTCCAAAACCACCACATCGCTCATCTGCAAAAGATTGAATCCATTTTATTTTAGGAAACTTTGAGCGAATGTATCTAAGCGAATAGCTTATTGCTTTGCTTTCACTGTTTCGCTCGGCTTTATCATCTAACCACATACGATTAAGTTCTAAGTACTCATCCATTTCAGTACCTTCAACTACGCTTCCGCAACTTGCTGGATTCATAGCGTAACCGTATTGCAATACACCAAGCAACTCGCCATTTATAAAAACGCCTAAGTGAATATAAGTAGCGTTGTAAATCTTGTGCGAATAGTGGTTTTTAATAATTATCTCGTTCGCAAGTTTTCGACCTATCTCCTTAACGTGCCAATCATCAGAACCAAATCCGATAACTTCTTTTGAACCCCAAAGCGTTGTTTGGTTGTCGTAAATTAAATCTTTTCTCATTGTCTGTCTAAATTTAATGTCGGTTTGATTAACCCTTTTGCTTCTCGCCATTTCCTGTAACGTTCATCGCGTTTAGCCCAATTGCGGAAGGTCAAATTAGCACTTCTGTTTTTAGAAAGCAAAGGTTCGTGGTTGTGCATTGCTAAAAGTATCTCAATGATGAAGTCGCTATGGAAGTCATCCTTGAGTTTCGTGCATTGTTCAAACGTTAAAGGCTCTTTCATCTTGTTAACGCGATTAGCGTTAGCGGCAATCCATGTAATAAGTTTATGTTTTTCACTTACACTATCACTTACATTAACACTATCACTTACACTTACAGTAGACGAAATTGAACGGTCGTTAACGGTCGTTGATTTTCGTTTAACGATTTCAGCGTTTCGTTTGCGTACTTCTGCCGAACGTCTGCCAGCTTCTGACCTCTGCTCTTGTTGGCTTTCCCACTTCTTTAAATCTCTTTTTAGCGTGTTCTTTATACCCTCAAAAGCTAATTCAGTAACAAAATCAGATTCAGGGTTCTCATCACTTACATAAGCAAATATGTGCTTAATCAACGAACCAGCCTGTTCGTCTGAAAGTTTGTCGAATATACCGCGTTGGTCGCAGTACAGAATAAATGATTTTTTACCTGTTGCCATTCTAATAAATGATTGTAAGAGGCTACGCTGACAACGTAGAACAAAGTGGGGCGAATGACAACCCGCGACCTTTGTTACTTCCTCTTACAAATGTTATTCGAATCATTGGTCATTCTTATTCAGCCCTTGTCATCGGACACGCAAATATACGGAATTATACTAAATTATTTGCTTGTTTCGATTATTTTGTTAAAAGAGTTGCAGTTGTTTTCTATGCTGTTCCAATCGTTTAACAGCTGCTTCGTAATACTCTGCATCAAGTTCATATCCTGTAAGGTCGAACTTTAGATTGTGGCAAGCTATGGCAATTGATCCTGAGCCTAAGTGCGTGTCGAGTATCTTGTCACCTTCCTTTGCGTAGTTTGTTAGTAGCCATTCGTATAGGCAAATTGGTTTTTGCGTTGGGTGTATTGTTCCTCCCTCTCTGACTAATACGAGCGGGTTTTTAGTGTATTCCCTTAATGCTCTTTGAAATGACGTAAAAGCTAATTCAGCATCTGATGAACTGAAATTTCCCCTATCCTTTCTCCAAACAACCCAACCCATAGAATTAGGTAAATGCTTTGTAAAATAATTTGCACCCCAAATGATTTGATTTTTAGATACTCTAAATAGTTCTTCAAAATACTTGTTTGATGGTATTTTAGTATCCCACCCCTTGAATTTATGTGCCTTTCTACCTCCATGACTTCCACTTGTTTGCTTCGCTCCATCATATCCAATCCCATAAGGCGGGTCTACAATAGCCAAGTCGTAAGCATTATCAGGCATATCTTTCATAGCCTCCATGCAGTCCATGTTGTAAAGTTCAATGTTGCTTCTGTTCATATCGTCATCGCGTAAATCATGCCCAATGTAAGTAGGTTAATTGTAAACCACAAGGGGAAAGCGTATTTACGAAAGCGTAATGTGTTAGCCTTATCCCAACGTCTAACTTGGTATCGTTTCATGCTGCAATTCTTTGGGTTAATTCGTAAGCGTCCATAAACAAATAATCTTTGCTTTCCATCCTTTCTTTAGCGCGTTTTGTAGCTGCCATGATGCTAGTCCTGTCCTTATTTAGCGCCTCGGCTAAAATATAATCAACAAGACCGTAAAAGTAAAATCTATCTTGAACCAAGTAAACAATAACATCGCGCTTTGCAACTAAAGTTTGGTCTCTGTTCAAGTTTGTTTCTTTATCTAGCTTGTAATCTAAAACGTTAGCCCAATATATGATGTCGTTCCAAATCTGTTCATCAACAGTTTCGTTGGGGTCTATTGTTCTGATTAAGTTAACCTGTTTTTTTAGGTTTGCTATTTTGCTTTTGTCAATACCTATGAGGCTTTCGTAATATTCTAGTATTGACATTATTTCTTTTTTATCTTTCTTTGTCATTGCCTGTTGATGTATTCGATTATCTTTTCCATTGTCTCAAGTGACGGGGTTTCACCGCAGAAATAACGGCAAACAGTTGAAGGTGCTAATCCGATTCCTTTAGCTATTTGCGAAGGCTTTAAACCTTTCTTGTTAGCTTCTTCGATAACCTCGTCCAGTTTGGGGATGTTAAGGTGTATCATGTTATTCCATCATTCCAATGTCCGAGATATAGACAACCGCAATTTGGGTTGCTATCATAAGCCCACATCAAATCAAAATTACACGTGTAGTCTTTCTCTAAAAGAATTACATTTTCCCAAATATTTGGTTTTCGCACTGCTTCACCAAACTTCTCCTTGGATATACTTAAGTATTTCACAAACTCAATCGGCTTTTTCTCTTCTTGTTTTACTTCGGGTTGTCCGAAGATGCTTGTCTTTGTCATTTGTTATTGATTTTAATTTACTGATTGCTTTTTGTAGTTCTTTAGATTTCTGTTTTTGTCGTTTAAAGGCTTCATGATATTTTACCTTATCAAATCCAGCAAGACAACCGTCTATTAACCGCTTTTCTTTTTCAAGCGTTTCTATTGAGTAAATCATCACTTAGAACAAAGAACTTGACTTTCCCAATCGAACCCGTAGCTGCTATCAACATCACATTCAAAGCCTAAAGATTCCATTTTCTTAACGAAACCTTTTATGTTTGAAGTTACCTTGATTTTACAAGCTTCTTGCCCTTCAATGTAGTCAAAAAATGACTTTTTAGTTTTGAATGTTTTAACCTTAGAAGCGCCTTCGGTAATAACTCCGTTGATTACTGAAACCTCTGTTTCGATTAGAGTAGTGGTTTTGTTGTATGTTCCCGTTATTGTTGTCATGTCTTTGTTGTTTGTTTGTTTTGATGAATCAAATGTCGCAAACGATTTCGACTTGTGCAAATTTTAAGTCAAAATTTTTTAGGAAATCAACGTTTTAAGTTCAAATTCTATGAACTCCTCACCCTTCTTAACGTCAACTTTCTCAACTTCCAACCTGTAAATGTGTCGGTCATTAAACCCGTACCGCTTCTGCAAACAGTCCACAAATGGTTTCACTGGGTTATCAATATCAGCGTTTTTTGAAGATAGCCCAAAACGAAGAAAGAGCGACAATTTGCCGCCCTTTACTTCAATTGGATTAAGATTTAACAATATTTCCTTTTCGTATTGCTTGTATGCTTTGGTTTTAAACCGCTTGCCTTGAAAACAGGCATTAACACTTAATGGTTTAACACACACCTTTTTCATTAATGTAATTTTCTCTTGCTTCAATGGCTTGTAATTGTGTTTCATACCTACCTATAAATATATTCTTAGAATTTCTATAAAGATATGAAGCCCATTTACCTCTTCTTTTTTCATAGAAAACGCCAGCAACTTTGTTTTTCTTTGAACTTAAATTGTTTTCAAAAGCGTGAATTGAATTTTCAGATAGTGTACACCATTCTAAATTTGCAACACAATCATTTTTCTTGTTACCGTCAATATGATTTACTATGTCTTTGCCATCAATCTTAAATAAAAAATGCTCTGCTACAAGCCTAGATATTTTCTTAACCGAAACACTACCATCTTTACTAAGTGCTATTAATCTATATTCAGAAACACTTGGAGAACGCATAGAGCCTTTGTATTTTGCCGTTCTTCCATTTTTGTATGTAACGATTCTGTCTAAACTCCTTACGTTTCCAAGTGTGCTTATTTGGTAGTAACCCTCATATCCATTTATGTCTTTCCATAATTCATCGGTGTAAGGGTTAAAGTCTTTCCAATCATTATCAGTAACCATATTGTCAAAGTATTTTATGTTTGTATTCATTACGTAAATATACGAATTAATACTTTAAACCCTGCCATACTTGGTTGACTGATAATGGTTTGACTTTGACTATCAAAACGGTAATTAGAACGGTAAATCAGGGTCTGTTATGTCCTCACAAATAATGTGTCCTTTTGGATGTTGCGCCTTCTCCCTAGCAGCTTCAGCGATAACCGCGCTTCCGTTTTCTTCTGAATCAACTTTCCAAGCTGTAAGGTTGCAATAGAATTTACCGTTGTACTCATTGCCTCTAATGTCGTAATGTACGGTTACAATTTGCCCCTCTTGCAAGTTGTCAAGTAGTGCCGTTCTGTCCTTAGTAAACTCAAAAGGAATTGTTTGCGGATAGTCTCCTGTGGTTTTTAACACAAGAACTCTTTTAGTAAATCCGCTTTCAAATGTTTGTGTGTCCAGTACTTTGTGAACTGGTGCTGTTAATGTGTTGCTCATTTTCTTATTTATATTTGTGAATTTACTGATTGTTTTTCTGATTTTAAGTAACTGATGTTTGTTCTAATTGCATCTGCTATCTTGTAACCTGATGACATTATATGCCTTAGTTGATACATCTGCGGATAGATTACATTCGCTTCGTTTACAGCCCTTGCAACGCTGTTACCTTCTTTGACCAATTCAAATACTTTGCTTTCGTACAGGTCGTGAACTTCGCTACGTACCGTTTCCAAAAAGAACAGTATTCCAGTTATCTTTTGCAATAGCATTGACAACTCTTCACCGTCTTGTCTTTTAGAACGATAATAAAGGTTAACGAATGATTGAAGGTCGGCTATCTGTTTGGTTGGGTCTTTCATTTATACGTGGCTCTGATTTCATCCTCTCGCTCAGACCTAGCTTGCAAAGCCTTTTTAACAGCTTCTTGCCGTTTCTTCCATTCTAAATCCTGTTCGTAAAGTGGTCGAAAGTTAGGTTGGTCAATGCGTTTGATTGTCATTTCTTCGCGGATTTCCGAAGGTATTTCCATGAAACGCTCTTCGTCAATCGTTGCGTAGATGTACGTTTCGCGGAGGTCGTTAAATAGGTCTTTGCTCATAGGTCAAAATTGTCGTTAATTTTAGCAATTGTTGGTGGTAATAAAAATGATAGATAATCGTATTTATTCCCATTATGTGCCTGTTACATAACATCTTTAAGTGCTCGAATCTTTTCCTTCAAACTAGCCTCTACTGATTCGCTGATTGAATATTTCACTTTAGCTTGCTCAATAGTTCCTTTACCTTCTGACACGCCTTTTAGTATCGCCATGAATACTTTGTCACCTTCTTTTACTTCGGTCTTTACAGGCGTTGTTATTGGCTTTGGTGTTTGTGCCGTTGGTTTTGTCTGTTGACCGCCAGCATCGGTATCTTTGTCCGTTACCAATCCAAGCATTGCCGAAAGTTGGTAACGCCTCATGTAAGTAATTGCGCTACCTAACACCTGAAAATCATTCATTCCTTTGAGGTTAACGCCCTGTGGAATATCTGCACAACCTTCCAACATTTCACCGCTTTCAACGTGAAAAACAGTCGTACAAAGTTGTGTACCGTTGACCGTTTGTGTAAACCCTAAACCATGCTTTTGCATCAATGGGTTAATAACGTCAAAGATTGCAGGTAGGTCGGCATAAGAATAGCCGTAGCCTTGAGTGTCTTTGTGTATTACAGGTACTTCTTGTTGAAATGCTGCGAGTGCTTTAAATATATTTTTCATCGTTTCCAAGGGTTTTGAATTTGTATGTCTTTACTGTTGTCTAGGCTATCGAAGATACGAATAAAATCTGTGCCTAAAGCGGGTTTAATTGGTTGATAGTCAGCGTATCTACACACCATATTGAACTCTAATTCAGTTACTTCAATCGGTTCAAAATTACTTTCGTTCAGTTCGTTCACCGCCAGTTGTGCTATCGTTCTAGCTAAAGCGGGAATCTTCGGGTCTGTGAACTTGTTTAAAAAGTCTATTGCCTTCATTTGTCAACGCTTCTTTCGTAAATGTAATCAACGTCAATCTCTGTGCAGTAATTCTCTGCCGCCCAATCTTCGCCAACTATTGTAGCAATCTCGTCAAGTGCGTTCTCATTGCCTTGCACCTTTTCCAAGAACTCAATAGGATTTTCAGGACAGTATGCGTCTAATAGAATTAAATCGGGCATTCCGTTCGGTTCGTAATGAACTGTTACCTTCAGCCCTTGCCATGTTATGTCTGTTTCTTTTTCCATGTTGTTTAGTTGTTTTGATTATGACACCAAAATAACGGCATAGTTTTGACTTATGCAAATTTTGACCAAGAAAAAGTGGAAATAATTAACCTTTTGTGTTCAGACTATCGTAAACGACCTTCGATAATTCGGAAGTTGTCAACCTCGTAACTGCCATCGGCAGGGTCGACAGACACGTATGCAAATCCATGATTCCATTTGTTTATCGGCATATACTGTGGGTGCATTTCGCACAAGCAACCCGTTGACCATGTAGTTACAATCTTGCCTTCTAAGTTGTTTTCCGTGTGTTCGCTTGTTTGGTGGTTGTGTCCACAGATAACCGAAGCCTTAGCCCGCATGTAGTACCCTCTAGCTGGGTTAACAGGACTGAAAACAGAACGCCCGAACTCGTGACCGTGTAGAATGTTCAAGTGTCCAGCTTTGATAATTCGTTTGTCCTGTATTAACTCACAACCGTATTGACCGAACTTTAGCAAAGTGTCTAAAGTAAATTCAGACGTTCCAAGTAGTTCAGGTGCTTTGGTTCGCAAGTAAGCCTCATACCTTTCCTCATGGTTTCCAAGTTTAAAGTAGATAGGGCATTGCAACTCACGCTGAATGATTTCCAATAGTTGCCGACACGCTTCTAGTTCTTCGCTGAACTTTCTTTTACGCGGGTCTTTTTCATAACGCGACAACGCATAGCAATCCAGCGTGTCACCGTTCAACACAACCGCGTTAACGTTCTTTTCCTTGCCGTAATTGATGGCAATGGTCAACGCTTCAATGTTGTGATAAGGTACGTGAATATCCGACAAAAGAAGTATTCGAGTTGCGCCTTTTGGTAGTACATACGCATCCCACTCATCTTCATCCGTGTCAGGTAATCCGAACGGGTTACCAATTCCTAATGCTTTAGCGTGTTGTGCTTTTTCTGTTAAAAGGTCAGAGCCTTCACGATGTTTTCTATCTTGGCTACCACGCTGACCCCTATAATACCGTATAATGCTACGGACATTTTCAACGTCTTTAAATACCTTGACGTTCTTCTTGTAAATAAGTTCTGCAAGTGATTTGCTAGGTAGCTCTTTTGTCAATCCATCGTTCAAGTATTCTAGAACGATTTGACCTTTAACTGTTCTGCTCATGGTTTCGGTTTAGTTAGCCTATTGGTGTTCTAGCTTTATGCGCTCCCAATACTTAGGCGCAACGCGGTTGATTTCGCTTTCCATGTACTTATCGTAAATGGCTTTCAGTTCTTCATCATCGCTGTTTGACTGAATGTTTCTATTTACGACTAGAATAGCGTTAACCAATTCTTGAACCGTTTCACTGTCACGGTAAGCATCGTAATCAAATTCGCGTGTAATGTTCATTATGTTAAGTTAGTAGTTTAAGTCAATTCAGATAATGAATAAATTCGTTTAAATCCTACTTGATACCTTCTATTATGAGGAGCATCAAACAAAAAGCAACATATACCAGCATTATTCAATTCGACAAAGTTTTCATATCTATCGTCAACATATATTTCAATACCGCTTTTCATTGCAACATCCACCTTGCTTTCACCGTGTCCAATTGAATAAACAGGCATTGTAGGAAACCCATTCTTGTCTAACCATTCTTCAGTCCATTCTTTAGGTATTGACCTTGACGTTATGTAACAATGAGGCTCAAAGTGTATGTCTTTAGGGTTTGTTTTTACAGGTATTGATAACCACCAATCTTTATCATTAGATAACGCTTTAAACTTTTCCGATATGTTTCTATCAAAGTTCCATGTTTCAGGCACTTCTTGACCATGAAATTTAGTCCAATGACCAACCCAATCGGCTAAAACCTCGTCAATATCAAGACCTATTTTAGCACGTCTAAGGTAGTTGTGTGGTCTGTCGTCACCTTGTGGGTATATCTTGTAATACTCTGTTAAGAATGCTGCATTACACATTATGTGTGCTGTATGCAACAGTCCTGTTTCAGGGTCAAAATCTTCGCCTCTTTCAAATGCAGCTGTATGCCTTTTTAATGAAGCTATTACTTTACTCCACTTCATGCCAAGTTCCCAATTTCTTTCAGCATATTTCTCAGCGCCTTTAGTTAGTACTTTGGCGTATTCATTTTGCGCAAATTGAGGTGTAAGTTCATGCCTTATTTTTCCGTCATTGAATCTCAATCCTTTATCCTCCATTATGTTAAATTAAATGTTAAACAAGAGTAATTTTTAACGTGTTTTACCTTTGAATAATGTTTCGACCGTAACGAACACCTATATAATGCTGCCCGTTAAAACCGTAATCGGCTGCAATATAACTTCTTTTTATTGAAAACTGCAAACCCAACCCGAATAAAGGCGTGTATCTAGTTTGAAAATCGCTTATTAACCCAGCGTTTGCGTGTATGCCAAGTGCAAAATTTGCACGTACCACTTTCGGAGTGTAATCAATGCGAAGATTCTCTGAAATGTTTTGGTAATTATGCCAACGTAAACGAATATCAGCACCTTCAAACGTTGTTGTTGTGTCGTATTTCTGAACTTCGGTTAACCATGCTTCGACTATTTTAACCGTGTCAATTATAAACAACGTATCTAAACGCCTAATTGTTTCGCGTTGATAGATTGTATCGGTAACGGTTATTACTTTCTTAGAAACAAAACGAACGGTATCAGTTCGCCATCTATCAACGTATTCTGTAACGGGTACGGGTTTATTAATGGTTATTACCTCAGTTGTTCCATCAGTTGTTCCATCATTGCATCCTTTCCAAGCTACAAGAACGCCTAAAAGGAAACAGACCAAGTAAGGAAAGTAGGTTTTGAAAAGGTGTGTTTGTAGGTCGGTCATTTTATACCTTATCGGGTACGAATTTAGTTGATTTGCAAGTAATTATACCGCATCGGGTATAACTTTAAATATCTGAATACTCTTTTTTAGCATCGAAGGACGGGCACGCCTTGCTTGAAACGTCTCTGTGACCAATGATTTCAGCGTTCGGATAACGGTCTTTTAAATCTTCAAGCAAACATCTTAGCGTTTCCTTTTGCCCTTCTGTTCGCGTGTCCTTCGGTTTCATGTCAGAATCAACACCGCCAACATAACAAATTCCAATACTGTTTTTGTTAAAACCTCTAGCGTGTGCGCCTGACCTACTTTCGTGCCGTCCTTTTTCTATTGCACCACTTAAAGTTATAATCCAGTGATAACCAATATCTGACCAACCGTTATCTTCAACGTGCCACTTTCTAATGGTATCTACGCTAACATCTCTACCTTCGGGAGTTGCAGTACAGTGAACTATTATTTTGTTGATATTTCGCATTTACCCGTTCGTAAACAATTCTTTGAGCATTCTATAGGTTTCGTAGCACACCAAACTTTATTCGCCATTACATCTTGCATTTACCATCTCTAAGTTCGCTCCTCATTTCGCTGATTGCTTTCGTGTTTTCGCTTATTACCTCCGCGAATTTCTCAACGTGCCTGTTATTGGCATCTTGCCATTCCTTTCGTTCTTCTCGATGAATATCAGTTAGCTTATTAAGGTAATAAACCAACACAGCCAAGAAAATTCCAGCTATTCCGTAGTTCGCAAGTGATTCAAGTATTACATCCATTTTCAATTCTCATTTTACGTTTCCAATTCTATACACCTATCCAATTCTTCTTGCGTTAATCCTTCACCATCGCCAACATCTAAACACCATTGTTCGTTGTACTCAATAGGGTTTGACCACCAACAGATGGTAGGCGGCTGGCATCCACGTTTGAACGCTTCGAACTTGTTGCGTTCGTCTGCCGCTTCTTTATTTTCGAATGGTAGTAGCATCATAATATGCTTGGTGTGAAGTTGTTATTTATGTTCGCTTCAATGTCTGTTCGTTCAGTTCCTAAATACTGTGAGGAGAAGAACAGGGCGCAAATCTTTCCGTAAAAATTAGTTGTCAAGTTATCTGTTCTACCTGCTATTCCAGTAATGTCTACAAAAGGAATCGTGCTGTAAGTTAATTCAGAAACTCCATTCACATAAATAGCATCGTTCAACATGAAGCTCACCAAATTAGGATCTGTGTTATTGACATCAGTAACAGCGACATCACCAATTTTGAAATAACCTATACCATCAACAGAACCTGTTCCACTAAAAAAGAAAGCAACGTTATCACCACCAGCTATTGTGTGTATCAGTCTTTGACCAAGTAAACTATTCTGACCTATTGCTATACATGTACGAGTTGTTATAGTTGTACTTATTGCGTAACGCTGCCACAAATCTTTTTCTGCACATGGTATTCCATTAAGCGTAATCAACGAGCCTAAAGATATTACCTTAGCTTGTGTAGTGGCATTTGAGTTAGTAGCCGTAAGTCCTGCTGTACTTTGGTCTTTCCAAGTTACCAGATACCCATTATCAGAGCCTATCCAATCACCTAAAGTCGTTGTTTCTGCTACGTTCTGACTTGATAGGCTTAGAACGCCATTAGAGTCGAGATTCCAACTATCTTGCGCGTTGTCTGATTCTCTTCTTATTATGGCGACATAATCATTGAAAGCCTCCCGAACCTTGTAAAATGCAAATGCTACATCTATATCTTGCCCGTATGTTTGGTCGAGTAGAAAATCAACGCTTAATGTAATGTCAACCGTGCCGAGAGCAGTTACATCTGGCGAGCCATTATCAACTCCAAGAACGTAAATGGTATATGTTCCAGCGTTCAGTCCGAGTATCTGCCAATCAAAGCTATTTGACGCTTGTTCTGCAATGAAGTACACTTCACTTGTTCCATCGTATGCGAAAAACAAATAGCTATCAGGTGTGTATCCACTTGCCGTTCCTGTTATTGTAATCGTATCGCCTAAACTTGGCGAACTATCGCTCGCGGTTACTTCAATTGAACCACCTCCAGCAGGACAACTTGGAACAATCCATGCAGAACCATTCCAACTTCCAACGGCTAATCCGTCTTGAGTTACATCAATATTCAACGAATCCTCCGCCATTACATCTGCAACAGGTGAACCGTTGATACTTATATCGCTATCATCAATTCGCCAATATTGACCTTGTTTAGATCCGACCAGCGTAGAACCGCTCGACTGCCTCACCTGAATGTTCTCCGTGTCTCCCGATGGAATGTCGGTCATGTCAACACCATTCAATTGAACCGTAGCGTCTGCGCATGGGTTTGATGTAACCTCCCAACTATCCCCATCCCATGAACCACTTGGAACACCGTCAAGGTTAACAGGAATGTCAACAGTTCCACCGCTTGCAGGTGTTGCTACTTCGATACCATTCAATTGCACGGTTGCATCAGCGCAAGAGCAAAGAAAATCAGATACGCAAGTTTGTTGTGCTAGCGTTAATCTACCAACAGTTACAGCCGTATTACCACACCAATCGAACGCTCTGATAATATCACTTTCAACGTCATCACATTCAGTAGGTAGGCAACTGTGCTTTGAAATGATTACAACGTCAACATCAATCGACCCGAAAACCGTTTCGTATTTTGGCTCAAATGTGCCCGTACCGCCTGTTTCGTCCTCCCAAACATCTTTGGCATCTGAATTAGCCGTTACTACATTGATACGAACGCTTTCAGCTTGCAACGTTGTTTTGATAACATCATCATCAATTGCAAACTGTTTAACCATCGTTTGACGTATTCGGTCAAATGAATAAGCGTCATCCTCTGTTAGCTTAGTTCTTGGAACAGCAAAAACTAACTTTAAAGGTACGGTTGTTTCAATGTTGTTTCTTGCACCCGCCTTGTATTTTCGCTCTTCCGTTCTATCAGTGCTTGGTTCATCTCGTAACCTCCAATAAGAAACACCGTTGAACTCATCGAAATTTATAACGTCATAATCACCATTTGAAATGTATTCAACAGGTTGCCTTGTACCCTCTGAATCTTCCTTTAACTCAACCAAACAACGGGTTAAATCAAAGTAGTTAAGTAGGTCTAATTTTAGGTTTAGATATGTAATAAGACTTTTAAGCATTGTCTTTAAATCTGTTTGGTACTGCGCTTTCAGCAACGGGTAAAATAGAGTGTTGGCAATTGTAACCGCCTGCCGTTACGAAGATTGTTTTGCTATCAGTACCCGCCATTTTACCTTCCCAATCAGTAGCCGCCCAACTTTGAACCTCCGCTTTTGAGAAGTATTTACCGTTACGAGCTTTGCAGAATGGTCTAGTTGTGTCCATTGTTCCGCCAACGTATCTGAACCACTTCGCATCCAATTGCTCTGAAACAGCGTTAGTAACAGCCCTATCGCTTAACGCAAATGTGTCCGATACTATTTGCCGTGTGGCGCGTTCTAAACGTCCTACGGTGTCCGCATCTCCTTCTATTAGCAATCTGAACACATCAATTACATCTTTTCGACTTGCGCCCGAAGTTACCGCGTTACTCAATGCTTGACGAACAGGATTGCTTAAGTATTGGTCTGTTGAATTCAACAGGTCTATTACCGCCTCGCGTTTCTTTTGCGCCAATATCTCGTTTGCAATCGCTGGAACTTCAAAATCTGTAAACGCCTCATCAAAGTATTTGTAAGTAATCGCAGCTTGGTCATCAAATTCGCCTAGCAACTCACCAACAACCGTTTCAAATTCGCCCGTTGTAAGTAGGTCTTTCGCTTGTTCTACTATCTGTTCTATTCGTAAAAGGTTCGCTTGATTGACAACAATATTACCGCCCGTGTAGTCAAGTTCATCTAATAGCGCGACTATCCCTGAAAACTTAGCGCGTTGAATTGCAACCATCCTATCTGCAAAAGCATCAGGAATGTTTTCAAGCCTTTCGACCTTTAGGTTTATGATTCGCTCAATTTCCGACATTTAATAACCTTTCTGCTCTTGCTTGGTTAGTGTTAATGCCCGAAGGTGTTTTCTCTTTTGCCTTCGCTTCCAATCGTTCAACTTGCGCCTGTAATTCAAGGTCAAGGAAACCAGCATCTTCATCAATCAAATCATTGACAAAGTTGAAGGCTGAATCATGCAGAACAATCTCCCAATTATTAACCGCCCCTTGTGCTTTTCTTTGGATTATTTCATCGTTATTCAAAGTCAATAGCCTATCTGCCGCCATTATCAACTCGCTAACCCTTGCAGTATCGCTTTCGGTGTAGAAACGATGCGAGATGTACTGATACATCAATGAGTTAATAATGTGTGTAGGTGCGCCTGCTTCTCTTGCAACTCTAATGTCATCCAAAATGTCGGCATCCGTTCTAAAGTCGAATGAAGTAGGATAATTCAGAACAGCACCCTCAAAGTTTTCACCCTCACGAACTTTGCCAATAACATCTAAAAGGAATTGAAAAACGTCAAACGTTTGGTCTGAATCAGGCTGAACAAAAGCATACATTGCTTTCAGGTCAATCATCTTACCAGTTGCCGTTTCATCTGAACCCGTTGCTTTGTCGTTCGTTGTGTAAACGTGCAACATCTGCCTAGCATCGTTCTTGTATTCCTGTGAGGTCTTTTTAGTAAACTCTAAAGTGTGTGTCTCAGGGCTAATGAATCCAATAGGCGTTGGAAAAGAAGTATCGCCTTTGTCTTGTCCTTTTTCGCTCTTAAGCAAATAGGTTTTCATTGGCGAAGTTCTAACCTTCATTCCTGTACCTGAACAGCTTGGACAGTCTACAAAACCTAATTCTGAAGCTATCTTACCATCAACACATGCGCCTCTTTCATCATGAAAATCACACTCATCTCCGACCATCCATCTAAATGGAAAGCAAACATTCGCTATTGAAACGTTCAAATAGTTGTCATACAATAACGACCAATCCAACAAGTCAACCGCGTAGTAAAAGCGCGAAGTGTAGTAGATGCTATTATCCGAAAGTATCGAAGGTACACCACCTAATTTAATGCATGGAAACATTCCAAGTTCGTGACGGAATACTATCGAAAAATTAAAGCTATGGTCAATGAATTTACCTACCTGTTCAATCTTCCAAATGTTCGTGTCATCGTATAAGTAGAACACCCTTCCGACCTTATAAGGCTTTCCATTATACTCTACAACAGTCTTTTCGTGGCTTTCAAACATTGCAGCCTCGTTCCATTCCCAATGCACGACCTGACCGCATTTGAAGTATTTGGGCTGTGGTTCTAATCGTTTGTTATCGGCAACGACCATTTCACCATCAACCTCAATCAGAGTTGGTTCTTTGATGTAGAACGTCATTACTCCGTTAGGGTCGTTTGCTCGAATACTTGGAACAATGTTCTTAACATAGTTTTCTATGCTTCCAAATACATCAATACCGCTATTAACGTACTGATTGTAATCGTCTGCCTCTGCGCTTCCGTTAGGATATTGGATTGACCAGTTGTTATCTTGAAGTCCTCTCGTTGTTATCGAAAGGTAATCCATGAAAACAGGATGCGTAGTGTTTTTGTAGTTGTTTTTAACGTACTCGCTTTCCTCTTCGTTCTGATTCGGGGCGCGTTGTTCAAATAGCTTTTCGGGGTACTTGTCAACTTCTGAGTGCGTAGAAATACGTTCCGACTGCATGACCGCCTTTCGGTAACCATCGTAATAATGCGGAATGTCTTTCGAGTCTTTGGTTTCCCAATACTTCCAACTCCAATTACCTTCACGAGATACCGTATAAAGGTCTTTTGAAGCTTCTAAAACACCGCTAAGAATAGCCTGTATTTCTTCTGCGCTTTTCATTACTTGTACTTCTTTTTACCGCCTTTCTTTTTACCGCAATTACATCCCATGACTATGATTCTAAAATTCGTATTGCTTCTGCGTTATACACTTTGTAAAACTTGTTAACCTCACCTTTGGTAAAATCAAAAACATCTCCGTATTTAGCCTCTATTCCTTCCAGCTTCTTAACGTTGTCAATGCGTTCAATGTACTTATCCTTATTGACCTTTATAGGTTTTGCGTTTCTTGGAATAGTATTACTTGACGCGCTGATGTTAACATTTGCAAACTCACTTTGCAGGTTGTTTGTCATCCGTAAGTTAACCCTATCATCCCTAAAGCCTTGTTGCTTTTTTAAAGTCTTGTAGTTTTTGTAATAACTTGTTTTGGTAGGCTTTCCAGTCTTACCTCTGTTCGTTCCTTTTCGCCTTAGTTGGTTATCAGACACCCATAGTTCGCGCGTTGTGTCGTATGTTCCAATACGTGCCGAGTTTGAATTTAAACCAACGTAAAAGATTCTATTGATTCTATCAGCGTGAACACTTGCAGCCGCCAACTTTAAAGGCACGTTGTCCTTCGCAAGTAGTTTGACCTTCTCACGAATCTTATTAGCGAATTGTGCCTCTGTCAGTTGAGCCATACGTAGAACATCTTAAAACTACCATCTTCATAAAAGATAGTGATAACCTCTTGGTTGCCAACTTTTATGGTAGCGTTGTTACTGATTTTGAGCGTGGTTTACAAGTGAAACAAATACCGTCCATAGGCGTTCTAATATTCTTCAATATCAATTCCATCTGTTTAGTATAGTCGGAATGGTACAAGCCGATGCGCTCTTTCATCTCATCCTTTCTAATTGCAGTCTTGGAGTTGAATCTATCAGAATTGAAGTAAGCATACTCTAAAATAGCCTGAGCCGTTCGATACATGATAGGCATTGCTAACAGGTTACGACTTGCACACAACCAGCTTTCTTGGTCGCAAATCAGACTAAAGTTTATGCTAAGTCCTGCCGTGTCCGTATGACCGTCTATATTCGCCAAAATTGGAGTTGCGCCCGTATCGTATTTGATTGACCTCCCTGTTATCCAATCGTTCAAGTTATACAACCCACCGTTGCAAGTTGTGCAACCTTCACCAATTAATGAAGTAAGATAATTAGAAATAGACGTGCAATCGTAAACGAACGCAATTCTACGCTTGCGCTTTTCAGCGTTGTAAGTCTTATCTACGTAAGTTGTTACAACTTGTCCAGCAACCGAAGTTACCGCTATCGTGTCAAGTGTTTCGCCCGTCATGGTGTCAATTACCAAAACATTCAAAGCACCCGTATAATTCAAATAAGTATCAATCGAAGAAACGTATAAGCTAAGGTAGCTTTCTTGGTTGCATACTCTTAGTTCAACGCCTCTGAATTGTGCTGCTGCCGATTTTTCTGTTTGCGTTTCTGCAATGAATCCAGCACGTTTGTTTTCTAAAATGGTTCTCGGAATGTAGTTATGTTGGAACATTCCGATAAGTTCCTTTTTTATAAGCCTAACCGCAAAGTCAATCTTATCTTCAATCAGTTCACTAGCCGTTCCGTAATCTTCACCCGTGTATTTTTCAACCTCACGAATAGGAATAAGTTCATCCAATAGCAGACCGCTAACACTTGTGCAACCGCCTTTGTAAGATATGATATTATCGAAACAGCTCATTGAGTTAAATAAAGGGGGTTAGCCGAAACCAACCCCCGTTACAATTTACGAATTAACTACGTTGATTTCAGCGAAACCTTTCACACCATCCAAGTGGTCACCTGTCTGATACATATCATCAGGTAGTGCTACCAACTTAGTTGTGGCTGTTACGGTTACTTGAATCACACCGCAATCATGCTTAATGACCAAATCGTAAGGAATACCCAAAGCACCCATAATTTGACCGTAAGACTGATTGGCGTCTTGAGCCTCGAAAAGACCTGACCAACGGTTGTAGTAAAGCACTTGCAATGCTCCGTTAGCTACCGCCCAAGCAGTCGCGTTGTTGCCTTGCGTAGATGCTACTGCTCTATCGTAAATAGAGGCAATACCGTAATCAGCTTGGATTCCTGCAATGTCCAATCCGTAGTCTGTGCAACATCCGTTACGAATAAGCTCTAAGTAGTTGTGTAGTTGGAAACCACCAACCAACGTAGAGTTACCGAAACTTGACGCGCTCAATGCAGATTGAATGCCCTGAAGCGTTGACGGAAATGGTTCGTAAGTGCTTGAAGGAACAAGCGTCTGAACTTCCAAAATATCACCATTCAAAGTCACGAAAGGAACACCTGAAACATCAGTTGACCATCCGCCCAATAGAGCGTTAGCCTGTGAAGCGTTCTTATCGTTAACAGCTACGTCAGTAGCCGCTACCATCTTACCAACTTGATCCATAAACCACATCTCGTTATCTTCACAAGATGATTTCAACTTCTCAACATCAAACTTTTGTTCAAACCCTACGTTTTGAGTAGTGTCGATTTCGTAAGATGCAGAAGTATCACCACGCTCGGATGTTGCAGTACAATAGTCTGAGCTGTTGGTAAATTTCTCACTTTGAAGGATTCGTGGTTGATACGTTAAATCAACTGTTCTGATTTTGGAACGTCCCGGTGCAACACGTTGAGCAAGCTCATTACGGTTGAGTGGAGACATCAAAAATTCAGAGAATGGAATTTTGTCCTGAAAAAAGCGTGCGTTTTCATTTTCAAACACGCTATCTAATCTCTCTTGTATGTTAGGACAAGCTACAAGAGTTGAAGGAGTGTAACTCATTTTATTAGGTTTACTTGATACTTGGACGTATGCAGGCTGTCCTTTTAGCCTCGTAAACCTTTTATAATGGGTAAGGTCACCCCACGAATAACCGCTTTTACAAAGGTAAGAATAATTTAGTTTAAATCTGTTTGCGCTATGTGAATGAAAATTTTTTTATATTTGCATCAGATAATTCAATCATTGTGGAGGCAGTGATTACAAGGATACCATAAGAACCCCTGATATAGCCTCCACTATTGACGGGGTTTTTTTTGGGTATTGTTCTAAGCCAAACAAAATAAAAACAGTAGGGTCCATTAAACGATTAGGTCAACTCAATACCAAGTTAATGAGTGTACCCGCTGTTAAATGATAGAAACGCGCCTTCTCAGACTTGCTACGCGCTATCAGCCAAAACTAATTCCTATGAACTCAACGGAAGCAGAATGTGTTCAGGTAAGTCTAACTCTCTTTAGGGGGTAGGGGGTTAGACTTGCTTGTGCTGACCTTCACAAACCTTGAATCTAACAAAAGCAGAATTAACTATATTAGTAAATAAATAAACAGTAAACATGAAATTGATATTCCTAGATATAGACGGAGTTCTTAACAGTCAATTGTTTTGGCATGAAAAACGTCAAGCCGATAGATGGAAGGAACTTCCTGAAAATGCTCCAGATGGGGCGCATGATATTGACCCCGAAAAGATAGGATTACTAAATAACCTGATTGATGCTACTGGCGCAAAAGTTGTCATATCATCCTCATGGCGAAGTGGTCGGTCGATTGATGATTTGAAAGAATTGTTTGACTGGTTTGGTTTCAAAGGTGAGATAATTGGCAAGACACCTTACTTGTGGTTCAATCACGACCAAGGAGAAGAATGGCGTAACACATCTGTTCCGCGCGGTTGCGAAATCAAAGCATGGCTTGAAAACAACAAAGGAATACTTGGGGAGAAGATGTCAAAACTTCAATATGTGATATTCGATGATGGTTGCGACATGCTTTGGTGGCAAAGAAATAATTTCATTTGGGTTGACCCTTACGCTGGATTAACGCCACACCTGATATACAAGGCACAGCGGCTATTATTGTAGCAACGGAAACAGCTATGCAAAGAAGCACTAAGATGAACTTTCAATTTACCGCCAACCTGTCCGCTTTTTTGTATAGCTGGTGTTGTGTGTGTGCGGTCGCTTTGTGCGTAGGCAAGTAAAATAAAAAGAAGGGTGGAAAAATTAGTAGTATCATTTTCTGGAGGAGAAACATCGGCTTATATGTGCAATTGGCTATTGCTCAATAAATCACATGAATACGATATGAAATTCATCTTTGCCAATACTGGCGAAGAAGCGGAAGAAACACTTGAATTTGTTGACCAATGCGATAAGTATTTTGGACTTAATGTAACGTGGGTGGAATTTGATGTGGTGAACGAAAAACCATCTTTTAAGCAAGTGAATTTTCAAACTGCTTACAGAAGCGATAATCCGATTGAAGTTGCAAATGGTTGGCAAAACCACCCTTTTAGAAAGATGATTGAACGCCAAGGAATACCCAACATGGAAAACATGATTTGCACAAGGGAATTGAAGGAATACCCCATGAACAGATATATGAGTTCAATCGGTTGGAAGCCGAAAGATATTACCTACGCAATTGGTATTCGTGCAGATGAAATTGATAGAGCTGGAAAACATTACTATCCGCTAATTCATGCCGACATAAGCAAACCTTTAATTAACGCATTTTGGTCTAAGATGCCTTTTCGATTAGGAATTAAAACCTATGAGGGAAACTGCAAAACCTGTTGGAAGAAATCATTTAGAAAACTGGCAACTATTAGCGTTGAAACTCCTGATTGGTTTCAAGTATTTAAGCGCATGGAAAGTGAATTTTCAGAGTTTACACCAGCTGGAAGAAAAGACCACAAAACCTATAAAGCACCGCATCACTTTTTTAGAGAGCATAAGACCGTGAATGATGTGTTTGACATTGGAAAAGAAGAAAATTTTGAACGTGCAATTGATGAACGCCACCTTACGAATTATCAAGTTTCAATTTTACATGATGGAACTGAACTTGACGTAACTAATGGATGTGAAGAAAGCTGTGAGGTTTTTTCATAATGGCTGCCTTAGCAGCCAAAGTGCGGTGGGTTTTATTTTATTACACACAACGGTAGGATAAAAAATAGCGCAGCGACCGTAGGTATTTTTTAGGTGATGTTGGCTACAGTAATTTGACATAAGATGAAACTGATTTTTTTAGACATAGACGGGGTTCTGAACCACCAACTATTTTATCAACGGCAATGCGATAAAAGAAAGGAGTTAACCACAGACGCGCCAAATGGAGCGCATGATATTGACCCTGAAAAGGTTGGATTGTTAAACAATTTAATTGATGCAACAGGCGCAAAAGTGGTTATATCTTCATCATGGCGAAACGGTAGAACGGTTGAAGATTTAACTGAACTGTTTGATTGGTTCGGCTTTAAAGGTGAAATAATTGGAAAAACGCCTTACTTATGGTTTGGTCATAATCAGGGCGAAGATTGGCGAAACACCTCAGTTCCTCGTGGTTGTGAAATCAAAGCATGGATTGAAAACAACAAAGGAATACTTAACGAAAAAGTGTCAAACCTTCAATACGTAATATTTGATGATGATAGTGATGTGCTATGGTGGCAGCGCGAAAACTTTATTTGGGTTGACCCTTACGCTGGTTTAACGCCTAATCTCATTTACAAAGCAAAAAGGTTGCTTAAATAAAAAAAGCCCCCACGCATCAAGGGGGCATAACCAAAACAACGAAACCATGAAAACGATGCGTTAATACTGTTTTCATTAAAAACCTTTATTAAAAGTTTTTTTATAAGTCAAATTTGTCGTTGCGTTTAGCAACTAGTTGGGGGTAATGCTAAAATTCTGCACTTTCATCAGACTGCCTTAGCAACCTCGCAAATACTTCTACAAATTTTTCTTGTTTAGATAGTTCATGCTCTCCCATAGCATCTAAAATAATATGTACTTTTTCATGGTAGAATGTGTCTATCGTACTACATTCAGATACTTTTTCGCCTTTGTATTCAGTGCAAATATTTATCTGGTTATCAGTAAAACTACAATCACCAAGCACTCCTTCGTTACTTAATCTCGCATTTTCAAAGCCTACATTTATTGTAGACGCAAAGACTTTGAATTTTTTCGGTATTTTCATTCTAATTAAATTTATCGTTAATAATCCGCACTACACACAACACACGCTATGGTGCATACCCTACGGGATACGCACCATAGCTACATCGTTGTGTGCCATTAAGTATGAAAGTCACCCCAAGATAAATCTTCATACTTTTCAGCATCTATCTCTTCTGTTCGTTTTTGAATAGCATCCTTTACTTCTTTTTCAAAGTTGGTTCTATCAGTATTCATCATTGCCCACCACAAGTAGGTCGCATCATATTCAAAAACTTGCTTTACTGTTTGTCCTTTAAATTTACCAAAGTCTATTTTATCATTCCAATTTTGAATCATAGTTCTAAAATTAACGGCACACAACAATGTATATAGTTAATGCGCCAAGTTAGGTCGGTGCTTTTGTTCTATCTCGCCATTATCCCGCCAAATTGGCGAGTAAGGAAGTTTTGTGGTAGGCGCACTAACCATATACCTACCGTAATTATAAGTCAAACTTAACGTTTTGTTTTGAAACTACAAAATAAAAAACCCCAACACTATATTCGATTCAAGTGGAACTTGAGGTCTAAGTGTCAGGGTTTAGAAACGATTGGTAAGTGCGCCCGACAGGGAACTCCCTATCCGTTATAAGCGTACCAATCACATACTTTGGCGAGCTTCCTATTAAATGTAAATATACAAAAAAGGGGCAAGCTAAAAGCCAACCCCTTCAAAACAACAGAAAAAAAGAAACAAACTACTACTTATGACGTACTACTCTACGACCCGTTGTCCGTGTACCTTCGGGAGTAAAGTTCTTTGGTGCTTCTTGACGCGGTGGTGTAACCTTTGACGCATCGGTTACTTTCAGAATCTTGTTCTTTTCAGCTTCCATTCGGATAGCCGTTACAGGGTCTAAGAACTCACCTGCTTTATTCGGGTCTGGAATACGATGTCCGTCTTTCAAAATAACTGGCTTGTCATCTTCTAGGTCAATCGTGTAATTCTGATTGATGTAAGACTGGAATCCTGTTCGCTCTAGGTCGCTGGCAGTTTCGCTAATAAATGAATTAGCCTTTGACCAAACGTCCTTAACAACCTCGTTCTTTTTGAAGTTTTTTTGGAACGTTACAAACTCCTGTTCTTTTTCTTGCAACGTGCTTTTGGTGTTGTTCAACAAGTTAACCGTGTCCTCATACTTTGTATTCAGTTGGTTAAACTTCTGTTCCCACTCTTGCACCTGTTCTGACGGCTTTTTAGACCCTTCTTTTAGCTTTTCAATCTGTGAGGTATAGAACTCATCCTTTTTAGTTGGAATAACCCTTAGAAGGTCTGCAACAGGTAGCTTGCTTTCCTCTTCGCTTAATTCGATTCCGCTTTCCTTTGCTACACGTTTAATTTCAGTAGCGTATTCACGAGTCTGTTTACCCATTACCGCCTTTGCAACATCTTCATCTTCTGCTGCTCTATCCTTGCGAATGAATGAAGAACTGAATTTGTTTTTAAACGTGTCTAGGTTGTCATCTTCACCTAGTTCAATTCCTAAGTAACCTGCAATGTCTTTAATTTCCATTTTGTTCGATTAATTCAATAAAGTATTCTATTTTTCTTTTACGTCCATCGTATTCGATTTCGCGTTCATCACAGATTGATTTAAGCTGTTCAACGCTTAGTTCTGAAAGTTCGGTTGGTTCGTTTAGAATTTCTTCCAATACCGTTTCTTCAGCGTCCTCTAATTCATCTTCAACAGGCTCGGCAAAGATTGTCCGAAGGTACGGGTAACGCATTATTAACTGAGGTTTAATAGGTTGCCCCATAAACGTTTCCCCATTGACCTTGTTCTTAATCGAAGTGTCTGTAATGATGAACTCGTTTGCTTCCATTGCAAAAATTGCCGATTCACTCAATAGCCAAGATATTAGGACTTTTCTTCTTCGCCCCGTACTTGAAAATACGATTTCTACTTTGTCTGTTAGTGCCATTTTATCCTATCATTTTGTCACGCATAACAAATGCGTTCTTGTACTTGTGATTCATTCCTTTTGGTTTAAATATTTCTTTGAGTAAGTACCTATCGTAAAACTCTTTGAAGTCAACCTTGACCATCGTTGCACCCCTACCATTTCCAAACATTGACAAGATGTAATACTTCTCTTTGACCTCTTGCAAAGGCTTGTGCTTATTCGGAAAAAAGATAGGTTCGTAAGCAAATGAAGGGTTTATTTGTTTACGGGCTATTGCACCGCCTAAAACAAGCTCGTCAGGCAATGACTTACCCCATTTGATAAGTAGCTTAGTTTTGTCAGTGAAAGTCTCTAAATTGAGCTTACAAGCATCTTTAAATAGTGCCGTGTTTTCCTTTGTCCTTTTAGCATAGTGCCAAGAAGATTGAATAGCCCGCCAAACATCAGAATCATTCAATCCGAACTCCTCCCAAATGTCAGCATTAGAAGCCCAAACAGAATAGTTAATAGTGTCGTCAATACCACCTGAACCCCTGACATCTGTTAGAAAGTCCTTATCGCTTGCTTGACAATCTTCGTACCATTGGCGCAATGACTTTAACGCAATTGCATCAACGTCTAAGAATAGGTATTCTCTGAAATACTTTGTGGCAATCTTGTAAACGTTCAACTTAACGTTGCCAGCATCAAACATACCTTTCGGGTGCGTTGTGGCTTCATCAACTTCATGCAGCTTGTCAAAAACCTTTATTTCATCAGGTGTAAGATTCCTTTTGCCTAAGTTCCTATCGTGTATCAATAGAATCTTAGCATCAGGGTCGTAATGCTTAATTGTAAAGGCTAGGTTATAAGCTGCAAAGTAATAACCGTGTTTGCCGAAGGCTGCTAAAACAACATTCATTGCGTCAAATATACGCAAAAACTAATTACTTAGTTACGAAACTAAAGATTTAGTTAAATGTGTTTATAATAAACCAAAAAAGTTTAAGTATTAACAATATCACTATAAAAAAAATAATGTTGTTGCTTACGGTTAATTTAAGAAACACATTCTCTAAAATGGATTTTGATTTAATCCACTTTTCAAACCCATTGTAAATTTTTTTCATTTGTAGTTTATGATTTTTGATTTATCAACTGTTGTTGTGTTTACATTGCTCTACCAGTTCGGTGTATTTTTAAACAACTCACTCAAAGTTGTGTAATTATCGTTTTTATCTTTTATCTTTTGTGCCGCAAATAACACGGCAGAAGGCTTTAGTCTTTTGGTATATTTCTTTTGAATGTCTAAAATGCCTTTTTTAAATCCAGCATCTTGAAACTCTTCGATTTCAGATTTTAGCATTCCTATTTCAACATTCTTCTTTTTCAATTCTTCTTTAACTAAACGCAATTCACGTTCTGTAAATAGAAGTTTCTCGAAATCAGTTAGTCTTTTGTATTTAAATATTTGCTCTGACATTTTACCAATTTAGAGCATCGTCAATTTTGCGGTGAGAATGACCAATAGTACTGAACTTCCCGATGTGTTTCATCAGACTTGGATTGTGAACAAATTGCAAGTAACCCATTCTGTGAATCACTTCGGGTATTGCATGGTCAATTTGCTGATTCTTTTCGTAGCTATCCCTATGTTCAATGATGTAAGGGTGTTTGAGTATCTGCTCCAATACTTCGCGCCTATAAAGATAACCACCGCCCCAAGATGTAGCCCAGCCGCCTTTTATCTCGTGCCATCCTTTACGACCTGTAATTTGCCTTTGAATACCCAATATACCTCTAGGCGTGAAACACGCTAAATAGCCGATGTACGGGTTTTTACGGAACTGTTGGTGTGCTATTGATAACCACCCATCTTTGAAGATAATGTCATCAGGAAACGAACCTATTATTTCAGCGTCCGTTTTTAGCAAATCTTCAAGCGTTCTGTAATAGTGTTTGAAACACCCTACGTTATCTCCAAGCATACGAACTTCAAAGTCTGTTCTATGCGAAAACTCAAGACCATCAGGGTAAACAATACAGTCTTTATGACCGATTGAATGTTGCATCTGGTGGAATGTTTCGACCTTGCGGGGAAACCAACGTATGCCTATTTTAGTTTTCATTCTGTTGTGATAAAAAAACAACTAAATCCCTTCCAAAATAAAAAGAACATGCAAAAATTAATCCTCTCATAAATCCATCAATGCCAAAATTTTGGCATGCAAAAAAAGTAAGTATTGCAAATAAAACAGCTACTATGTATTTCATAACCCAAAGTAAAACAAAAAACCCCGAACCAACAAAGGAACGGGGCTTCTTTTTCTTTTGCTACCTATTAGCTGAATACACCAGCAGGCTCGGCAACTACACGCGGATTTAATTTGTTCTTCCAATTTGCCGTATAAACGTAACGCAATGCTTCGGTGTCAGAACCCGTCATAGTTCCTTTAAAAGCAATGCCAGCAACGTTTGGCGTTATGTATAAACAATAATCTTCTTCGTATAGTTTGATTAGAATTGCACCTATTGACTGACCACTTGCGAAGTCAACCGAATCGTAAGCCACGTGTGAGTACTCGTTAACGTTAGCATCAGTCCACGTTACACTTCTCTCGTAAGTGCTAACTCGTGTCTGACCACCTGCAACGTAACTCGCACCCTCTACCGCAGAACCTTCGGGCAATTCAACCATTATTTCCTTAAAAAGGACAGCCGTTCCAGCCGTAATGAGGTTATTGACCTCTGTACCGTCCGTTGGATCTGTTGGCACGTTTCCACATTGGAAAACAACTACCTCAGCACCTGAACCGTTCAAAAGGTCTCCACAATCATTACGTACCTGTGGGTCTAATGGGTCGCAATTATAGCTTGAACAATTAGCCATGATTGAGTAATTTAGATATTATCTACTCAACTATGCAGGCTTTGAGTAATTAGCCTCGTTTTGCGGTTGCTACAAAGTTACGAAAAAGAAGTTAGTTTTTAGGTTTTGCAGGATTGCCGTAAACAGTAGTGTTATTTTCAACGTCCTTAACTACTGCTGAACCCAAACCAATCAAAGCGTTAGAACCTACTTTGATACGGTTACGAACGGTGCAACCAAGTTTGATTTTAACACCGCTTTCAATAACGCAATGACCGCCAATAATAACGCCTGTGCAGATTTCGCAGTCATTCATAATCTTAGCATCATGCCCAATGTGAGAATGAGCCATGATAATGTTATTGTCTCCAATGTACGTAGTTTTGAAATCGAAAGGACGTTGAATAGTTACGTGTTCTGAAATAACGTTGTTGTTGCCTATTGTAACGTTTCCTTTGAAGTCGCGTTGATTCTTATTTCTAATCTCACCGTTTGAGCCTATTACCGTATAAGCACCAATCCAGTTACCCTTTCCTAGTTTTACGTTAGGGTAAATAATAGCCGTTGGATGGATGTGGTTACCATCTATCTCAATCCAATCTGTGTGGTATAGGTTCATCATGTAAGATTAAATAGTTTCCTTTGAATACGTCAATCGGTTTGTTATGGTACACCCACCACGCTAATAGTTCAGATTGATTTTCGGCTATAAGATTGTTTTCTTTTGCTACTTCTCGCCAATTATCAACCGTTCCGAATAAGCAAACAGAAACACCTCTATATTCCGCACAATCTTCTATCTCTTTTAAGGCAAAACTCATCTTCTAAAATTTGCCCGTCAATATACGAACTATTCCCCCACAATGAGAATGGTGTTAGGTTTGTTTCCGATTTGATGTCAACCGCTAATAAGCCCTTATCCTTTAGCTTAAATACGTATTTAGGTAAATCGGACGTTGCTAACCTTTGCTGCATTGAACTGTCTAAATAGCGTTCACCCTCCCAAACTTTGCCGTTCCAAGATTCAACTAATTTGCGACTAAGTACACGACCAGCACCGCAAGTATTCCCGAAGCGTTTTCTATCTCTGTAACCACCCCAATAACTTGCTTTGCCTGTTTTAAGTTCGTAAAAGTAGAAATCGAGTACACCGATAAAATGATACCCTGAACGAATCAGCCTGATATACTCATCAACTAAATCTTTAGTTAATAGGTCGTCACTACCAACGCATATAAAGTGCGTGTAACCGCGTTTCAGCCCTTCGGTAATGGTAGCGTTCATCTTATCGGCTAAAGGTTGATTAGGACGCTCTAAATAGATGAAACCGAATGATTCTGCAAGCTGTTTAGACTTGTTGCCCTTGCTACCTGCAACGATTACGTCAATGCCTAACTCTTTGTAATGTTGCCCGAATATCTTGAACACTTCGGGTCTTTTCCACATACCCGTTACTATACATGGTTTTATTTTGCCGTTGTATTCAATCGGTTCTTGTTCGGTTGCGCTGACCAAACAACCGCGTTGAACCATCTTGAACAAGTGCGATTCAGTAAGGTTAGCAGGGTCAACTAATGAACCTGCTTTAACTGTATTCCCGTACTTGTCGTGAATGGTACTTAACGCTTTATACATCAATAACTTGATAAAGCACGTGAATTTCAATGTCGGCATCACCGCCTGTTGGGTCACCACTCGGAACAAAAACTTCTAAAGCTGCGTTTGCAATTATTTGCGTGTCAGTTGCCGCAAATGTAGTATCAGCAGTCATAAGCCTTGTTGACGTTACGCTTGCGTTTAAAGCAGTATTACTTACAAATTGAGCTTCCGCAGCTCCGTTACATTGCAACGCTAAAGCTACGTTTGTAGCATAAGCAGCCGAAGGGTTATCTATTTTAACGCTTGCGCTTATCACTTTTATACCTTTGCCAGCACCCAAAGCCGAAACAACTGTTTGAGGCGTTGAATGAAGTGCCAACACTTGCGCACTTGTAACTGTTAATGTAGCTGGTCTTATGTCTCCCAAATAAAGTTCCCTCATTTTTTCAAGTGTCGCTTGTTTAATCGTGCCTTGCGGATTTGCTATCAAAAACGTAGTTGCATCTGCGTAATCATCTACCGATGCCGCTGGGTATTGGGTAAATCTTTGTCTTGGTAATGTCATTTTTTTGTTTTTATCCTGTTAAACTTGTATCTTCTGAATCCACGATTACTGTGCCGTTATTGTCTGTTATAGAAGTGCCTTCGGGTACACATCCGACCGAAGCACTTGACAATCTTCTGTTTTCAATTAGTTGAATTTTTTCGCTGACTATAAGTGTTACACCGCCAACATCATCGTTATCAGCCCAACTTATTGACGGGTATTCATCCTCTTCGACAACATACTCCGTGTCATCAATGTAAAAGTGGTCAGCCATGCCCCACAGATGCGCGAAGTCGTGCATAAATTCTAAACCGTCAAAACCTAACTCACGCGCCTTTCTTGACCTTCCGTAGTACGTGTATTTGCGACCTACTGAGTTTTCATACGCTAGACGCTCCATCGGATAACTAGAACGGTTTAAACTTGCTGGTATGCGCATTAACGGGCGAAATCCCGTGTTTTCAAAACCGAACCCGAAAGCGTCCGAATCGTTACACATTGCCAATGCTAATGTCGTGCAATTGAAAGACTCCGATACTTTTATTGTGTTACTAATGTAAGTTGGCTCAGGGTCAACCGCTACAATTGAAAAATCAGTTACCGAAAAAGATGAAGCACCTGATGCTGTTGCGCTTAAAACTAAGTCATCCCCAGCCGCGTCAATAGTGTCCGTGTAAGTGCCGTCAATTCCCCTTACTGTACCACCATTTAACCCTAGAAAAACCTTGAACTGTTCGCCAACAGACATGCCTGAAAGCGTGTAAGTTACCTCATACCTTTGGTTTGTACAGACCACATGGTATAACTGAGCCAAAGCATCAACAGAACTACTGAAATCAGCAGAACCCGAATCAATAGTCCAGCCCGATTCCAAATCCCAAACAAATGTTGAGGCTTTAAAATCCAATGCGT